CGTGTACTTCGGGGGTGATTTTTTCTGTTCCATGGGGCTCATCCTTTGAGAGTTTTACCCTCCAGTAAACCCGGGGCGATTCAGTACACGTGCGCCCATACGTTGGGCCCGGTCTGGATGGCGATTTGTGCGCGGGTGCTCATTGGATCGCCCTCACTTGTGCTGGTCGAGCAGCGCAAGGAGGACCGCCGCCATACCGCCGAGGTACTCGCTGCGGCGGAAAACGATCTCGTCGATGTGCCCCGCATTATCGATCCCAGCGTCAACTGCGAGATCCTCTGCCATGTGTGGCATCAGGCGTTGGGCTTCAGCGTTGTAGCGTTCTGCAAGGGTCATGGTTTTGTCTCCGGTAAAGCGTGTCTGCGTGAGACCAGATTCGCTCTATCGCGGAGTGTAATCAACTCAATTAGATCTTTATTCCTGTTTATTTCCAATGCTTTGAGGTCAAACCAATCGCCATGGAAGGTCTGTCTGAACGCGCTTATGCAGAGCGTGCCAGCCTCTCGCGCGGCGCCGTGCAAAAGGCCCGCAAGACCGGGCGGTTGGTGCTGTTTGCAGACGGGTCGATCAACGCAGCAGCGTCAGATGCGCGGCGTGGTGCGATGACGGATCCCGATCAGCAGATGCGCTCACGCGGCGGGATACGCGCCGGTGGTGATGGTCCAGGTGTTGGCGCTAATACCATATCGGGCCCCGGCGACAGCACCTCATATCTGAAAGCGCGCACGGCGCTGACGGTCTACCAAGCGCAAGAGCGCCAACTGACGATACAGCGCAAGAAGGGCGTCCTGGTTGATCGGGCACGCGCCGAGACGCTGGTGTTTCGCCTGGCGCGCCAGGAGCGCGACACTTGGGTCACCTGGCCTACCCGTGTGTCCGCGCTGATGGCCGCGCAATTATCCGCAGAAATGGAGAAGGTGTCGGGGGTGCCCGTGACAATCGAGACTGCGATCCTGCAAAGGGTGCTGGAAACCCATGTCCGAGAGCAGCTCAACGCCCTGGCAGACCTCCGCGTCTCGCTTGAATGACACAGATGGAGAAGACGACCACGACCTGACCGAAGGTCTCGACCTCGGCTTTGACGGCGCCGAGGACATACTGCGTGTCTGGCGCCGCGGCATACGGCCCGATCCGGACCTGACGGTGTCGCAATGGGCGGATGCGCATCGCAAACTGTCATCGCGGGCCTCGGCCGAACCCGGACAATACCGCACATCACGAACGCCATACCTGCGCGCGATCATGGATGCACTCTCGCCCGGGCATCCGGCGCAGCGGATTACGTTTATGAAGGCCGCCCAAGTCGGGGCTACGGAAGCAGGTAATAACTGGATCGGGTTTGTGATCCATCATGCGCCAGGGCCCATGCTGGCCGTGCTGCCCACAGTCGAGATGGCCAAGCGCACATCGCGCGGCCGGATTGATCCGCTGATTGAGGACAGCCCCGCGCTGAAAGAACGCGTCCAGCCTGCGCGATCACGCGATGCAGGCAATTCGATGCTGTCGAAGGAGTTTCCAGGCGGCATTCTGGTGCTGACCGGGGCGAACTCGGCAACCGGCCTGCGGTCGATGCCAGCGCGCTATGTGTTTCTGGATGAGGTTGATGCCTATCCGGCCTCGGCAGACGAGGAAGGTGATCCAGTCACGCTGGCGGAAGCGCGGACCACGACATTCGCGCATCGGCGCAAAGTGTTCATGGTCTCGACCCCGACTATTCGCGGGTTGAGCCGCATCGAGCGGGAATTCGAGGCCAGCGATCAGCGGCGCTATTTCGTGCCCTGCCCGCATTGTGGCGCAATGCAGTGGTTACAGTTCGAGCGGCTGCGCTGGGCCAAGGGGCAGCCGGAAACGGCGGCCTACCATTGCGAGGCCTGTGAGAAGCCCATCGCCGAACACCACAAGACGGAGATGCTTGAGCGTGGTGAATGGCGCAGCACAGCGGTTTCCGACAACCCGCATGCTATCGGCTTCCACCTCTCGGCGCTTTATTCGCCGATCGGCTGGAAAAGCTGGGAGCAGATCGCCCGGGACTGGCTGGCAGCCCAAGGCTCGGACGAGATGCTGCGCGCTGCGCGCAACACGCTCTTGGGTGAGACCTGGGTTGAGAGCGGTGAGGCACCCGAGTGGCAGCGGCTTGCGGATCGGCGCGAGGTGTTTGCCGCGCAGGTGCCCATGGGTGGCTTGTTCCTCACCGCCGGAGCTGATGTGCAGAAAGACCGGATTGAGGTCGATGTCTGGGCTTGGGGCCGCGGGCTGGAAAGCTGGCTTGTCGATCACATCGTGATCCCGGGCGGGCCGGATGATCCTGCCTGCTGGGACAAGCTGACCGCATTGCTGGGCCGAACATGGACGCATGAGAACGGTGCGATCATGACGCTGGCGAAGCTCGCAATTGATACCGGCTACGAGTCCGCCGCTGTTTATGCCTGGGCGCGCAAGCAGGGCATTGCGCAAGTAGCACCCGTGAAAGGCTTGCAAGGGTTCAACCGAGCGACGCCAGTATCGGGGCCGACCTTTGTCGATGCCACAGTGAATGGACGGAAACTGAAACGCGGGGCGCGGCTCTGGACGGTGGCCACAGCCACCTTCAAGGCCGAGACCTATCGCTATCTACGCATCGAGCGGCCCAGCAATGAAGACCGTACACTTGGCGTGGCTGATCCTGCTGGCACGATCCATCTCCCCGACTGGGCTGACAGCGAATGGCTCAAACAGCTGGTGGCCGAACAGCTCATCACTATCCGCAACAAGCGCGGCTTTGCTCGGCAGGAGTGGCAAAAGCTGCGCGAGCGGAATGAGGCGCTGGATACCCGCGTTTATGCGCGGGCTGCCGCGTGGATCCTTGGGGCAGATCGCTTCGACGAGCGGATGTGGCGGCAGCTGGAGAAGCAGGCGGGTGTTGAGACCATGACTGTCGCACCCACCAGCGAACCTGAGAGATCAAACAGCCCCCAAGCCGGGCAAGTGACAACGCCAAGACGGCGCGGCTGGAAAATCAGCACACCCCGATACATGGAATGACCGGAACTCTCATGACCCTCGATGATCTCAAATCCCGCCACAGCGCGCTGCTGGGCGCGCGTTACAGCGGCACACGGTCAGTCAGCTATGACGGCAAGACCGTGACCTATGGCTCGGACGCCGAACTCGCGGCCGCAATTGGCGATATCGAACGCCGCATCGCCAAACTTCAACACGGCGCCGGCCGCATCTTGCGCCCCTATGCCGTGAAGGATCTGTGATGAACTGGCGGCAGCGTTTGGGCGCTTTCATCGGTGGGTTCGATGCCGGCCAGCATCACCGCCGCCTGCGCGGATTCCAGGCAACGCGCGCGCATGTAAACGCGCTGATCGCAGCCTCGGGCCCCGACATCACCGCCCGCGCCCGCTGGCTTGTGCGCAATAACGGCTATGCCGTGAATGCCGTGGAAAGCTGGGCCGCCAATACGGTGGGCGATGGGATCAAACCGATCTCGAAGATTGCCGATGCGGCCCGCAAGGAAGAGCTGCAGCGTCTCTGGCATGCCTGGACCGACGAGGCTGATGCGGAGGGGCTTACCGACTTCTACGGGTTGCAGCGCCGCGCCGCACGCGAGGTGTTTCTGGCCGGCGAGGTGTTCTTCCGCATCCGCATGCGCCGCCCAAGCGATGGACTGACCGTCCCCCTGCAGCTGCAGATGTTGCCTGCGGAGATGTTGCCACTAGAGCAAACCAGCCTCGCTGCGAACGGCAATGCCATACGGCAGGGCATCGAGTTTGACCGGATTGGACGCCGCGTCGCCTATCATTTCTTCCGTCGCCATCCTGGTGACAGCACTGATCTGGGACTGGCAGGGGAGATTGTTCGTGTGCCCGCATCTGAGGTCATCCATGTCATTGATCCTGTCGAGGGCGGTCAGCTACGTGGGGTCTCAAAGCTCGCGCCCGCCATCGTGAAGCTGTTCCTGCTCGATCAGTATGACGATGCCGAGCTCGACCGCAAAAAGGTCGCGGCAATGTATGCGATGTTCGTGACCTCGCCCGCGCCAGAGAACCCGCTGGCGCTGGCCGAGGACGAGGATGGCCCCGCTGGCGTCGAGATCAGCCCGGGCCAAATCGTGCGACTGGATCCGGGCGAGGACGTGACCGTGGGCCAGCCTGCCGACAGCGGTGGAACCTATGAGCCGTTTCAGTACCGGACCCTGCTGCAAATCTCCGCCGCACTTGGCATCCCCTACCCCTACATCGCCAATGACATGGTGAAGGGGAACTTCTCGAACTCGCGCTTGGCGTTGATCGAATTCCGCCGCCGTGTATCAGCCTGGCAGCATTCCGTTATGGTCTATCAGCTCTGCCGCCCTGTTTATGCGCGATGGATGGATGCGGCCGTGCTCTCCGGTGCTCTCGCCCTGCCCGGCTATGAGGCCAACCGCGTGCAGCTACTCACTGCGGATTGGCTGCCCACGAAATGGGATTGGGTCGATCCGCTCAAGGACGCCAATGCTGAAATCGCCTCGATCGAAGCGGGGCTGAAATCGCGCACGCAGGCCATCGCCGAGCGCGGCTATGACGCCGAACAGGTTGATCGCGAGATTGCTGCTGAACGGGCCCGCGAGCGCACGCTGGGTCTTGATTTCCGCCGCCCGGGCTCTCCCGCACAGGGCGTACAGGCGATGCCGGTCAACGACGACGACAGCGAAGATAATGTTGGCAGCGATGACACAGCCGATGACGTGACAGCGCGGTCGCGCACTGAAGAGGACCAATCCTGATGCTCCACGCCCGCATTGCCGCGCGCGCCTTCAACACGCCGCTGCTTGTTGAACCCTCAAAAGCCATGGCGTTTCTGTCCGGCCTTGGGCCACGCATCCTTGGGCGGCAGCTCGAGATGGCCGGATACGATGGCGCGCTGGATAGCACCACCGCCCTGCCCGCCCGGGCTAGCATTCTTACAGGGAACCTTGCAGAGCGCCTGCGCCAACATGGAGATGCGCCATATCCAATTTTAGATGGCATCGCCGTGATCGAGATCGCGGGCATGCTCATCCACCGAGGCAGCTGGATCGGCCAATCCTCAGGCCAGACGAGCTACGAAGGGATCGCGGCACAGATCGACGCTGCGGCAAACGATCCGGCCGTGCGCGGCATTGCGCTGGACATCGACAGCTTCGGCGGAGAGGTCGCAGGTGTTTTTGACTTGGCAGATCGCATTCGGGCTATTCGGGGCAGCAAGCCGGTCTGGGCTTTTGTGGCCGAACACGCATTCTCAGCAGGCTATGCGCTAGCCAGCCAAGCTGATCGCATACTTCTGCCACGCACCGGTGCGGTCGGCAGCATCGGCGTTGTTGTGATGCATGCTGATCTGAGCGGCCAGCTGGATCAGGATGGGATGCGCGTAACGCTAATCCATTCGGGTCAGCATAAGGTCGATGCCAATCCTTACGCACCGCTGCCCGAAGCGGTGCAGGGCGATATCCAGCGCGAAATCGATCTGCTGCGCATTCTGTTCGCCGAGACCGTCGCCGCCGGCCGCGCTGGCAGGCTTAGCCAAGAGGCAGCGCTGGCGACCGAGGCCGCAACCTATCGCGGGGCGGATGCTGTGGCTGCAGGTCTTGCTGACGAAGTCATCGATCTCACACGCGGCTTCAGCGCCTTTCGGCAGGCTGTTGGAAGCCGGCCCGTTTCCATGATGACGCGTTCAACCACTGCATCAGCCCGCCAATCAGTCACCCAACCCATCACCCGAAAGGACACCGCCATGGCTCATACGCCTGACCCTGAAAACACGCCGCCAGAGGATGTCGATTATGCAAAGCTGGATGATCAAGATGATACTGATCTTTCTACGACAGCCGCTGATATTGACATGGTGGTACCCACCACGCCTGCAGCG